AGTATTACTGTTAAAAATCTTTTCATTTTCTTACCTTTAACAAATTTGCTTTGGCGAATTCTTTACGATTAACTAATTTTGTTGGTTCATTTTCGTGGTTCACAACGAACCCTTCTGGATCAGTTGCTTTACCATCGATGTGATGTTCTAGACCACCTGGATGTTGGTTTAAAACATTGACTAACGTATCTTTAGCTTTCTGTAAATGATGATGCATTTTCAATATATTGTCATACTGTTCCTTGTTCTTATCAATGTGAGACATGTGGACTTTAGCTTCAGACGATTTACGAGATTGTGCAGCTGGTGTCTTTAACTTTGCGGAAGCCTTATTATACATGCCTTGTATATGATTTTTCAAGCCTTCAGCTGTAGGATTTTCATCGGTACGTACAGTATGATTGATATATGTTGCTAAACGGCCACCTTCTCCTTGATGCATCTCTGTAGCTTTGTACATTTTATTCTTATTTTTATCATGAATTTCTTTGGCTGCTGCCATGTGTTTATGAAATTCTTCTTGGTCGTGTGGAGAATAATGTACTTGTTTCGTATCGTGTTCAGCAGATTTGTGCCAAACGTCAGGATGAGAACTAAAGTTATGGTGGTCTGGATGTGGATCAGCTTTCATGGTCGCAATATTATCCCCATGATACTGTTGGTGGACAACAACACCAAACTTCGCTTTTCTTATTTTATCACCCCCATCACCTTTTGCAGTATATGTGATAGTGTTTGGGGTAAAAGAAACACCTTTTTTTGACTCATGTTTGGTGTCATGTTTGAACATAACATCACCTTGATATACACCATGTTTAGGTGTAACTTTAGGTAAATGTGTTAATCCGGCATGTAGAGCATCCACAAGACCTGGAGCGTGGCCGTGATTTTTTAATATGTCTGCGTGGTTGTAGTTAATTTTTGGAGTTTTATTGAATGCTGACTTTGAAGCAACAAAAAACTTACCAGTTTTAGGGTGATGGCCAAAAACAATTGATGGTGAACCATCATATTTCATTGTTAGATTGGAATTGTGTAGACCTTCTTTGGTGTGTTCGTGTGCCTGATTTAAAGCACCGACTGCATGTTCGTAACCTTTTTTACCATGCATTAATGGTCTATCTTCCGCATGATGAATATGCTTAAGCTGGCCACTAGACTCAGCTTCAGCTTCTTCTTTTAAGAAATTTAGAAAATAACCCATGAAAACCCTTTGATACGTAACACACTATGGTTACCGATAACTTATTTATACAACTTTTGGATTCATATGACAGATTTATAAAATTATACGGTCCGATATATAGAATCTAAAATGTTGGATTTAGTATGATTCTACTGTACCATTTCCAGCAAGCCAACCACGACAATAGACTTTATCAAACTCCACCAAATGTTTTTTTGGTATATTTACATAATGTGCATGTTCAGTATCAATGAATTGTAATAATGACAGGTTCTTTTGAATCACTTGTAAATAATTGTCAATTAAAGATGGACAAAGAGAGAAAAATCTGGTAATTAGTAAGTCTGTTGCACCTAAGTCCATAAAATTCGTGCCATATTTGTTGGTTTCGGTATTAATAGTCATCCAAGTTGGAATTCTTTTTTTGAATACGTATTTGCCAAAAAGATTATCGTATTTACTTATATCGAAACCATCTTCCAGTAATGACCTAGCAGATATTTTAAATATTCTTTTGACATCACTTAATATCTTCATTAGGTTAGGATCACCTTTCATTGCAGCCAAAACATTGTAAATCAATACATTTTCAGCTTGACCTTTCATGCCTTTTTCAGACAATTCTCTGACCAAAGGTTCTTGGCTCAAATTAAATAACATATTACAGTTTTGTTGTAATGTATTATTTTCTTCGTCAGTTAATGGTGCAAGAGAAACGTCACATAAAATAATCAAGGCTTCTGGTACTTTTTCACGTATTGATTTCAACCCCAATATAGTTTGTTCAAATCTTTCTTGATGATTAAATACACCAATAGCAGGTTTAATTGAAGATGTTACTAAAAATAAATTTTTATCTGGTATCATAGGAAATTACTCAATTCATCAGAGTTACGTTTAAGATTAATGGCTTCAGCTCTTGGATATGGATTGTTATCGTTGAAATCGTTGATAAGAATCCTTTTAGAATTTAACAGACCAGACACCAAAGTAAAGTTTTTAAAACCCAATTTGGAAAGTAGATTCTGTGTTATAGAATCTAGTAGTTTACTTCTTGCTGTTGTGAATATAAACTGTGCACCTTGTTCTTGTAATTCTAAAAGTCTTTTCACATTGTTTTGTAATGGTATAGCTTCTTGGTTGTAGTTGTTATCACCAACCTTGGCTTGATTCATAATGATAGTACCATCAATGTCACAGAAGATGACCGGTTTATCATTCTGTTCAAACCACTCTTTAGCAGTACCAACATCAATATAATTAGTAACTGATTTTTTGGTGAAAACGACATTATTATTTAAACAAACACCAATTACATCCGAAACAAACACTTCATTTTCTTGTTTAATAGTTTCAAATGCAGATTTAAACATTGCAGCACTACCGAACTTATAACCACCAACACAGAAAGTATCAGACACAACTTTCTTCTCAATAATATCTGTAATAATATCCTGTTCATTGTATATGATAAAGCTTTTGGCTGATAACCTCTTTAACACTTCATGTTCGGAGATATTTGTGGTACAAACATAACTACCTGAAGTTAATTCGTGAGTGAAATAACTGTCACAGTCTTTAATGAAGATTTCGGCATCATCATTTATATTTGCTCTTTGTAATATCTGGTATACTGTATCTGCTGGACCTTTTGTTGGTTCGTCAATGATAACAATCTTAACACTACTGCCAAATTCATAATTGATGAACTTAGAAGTTTGATACTTATCTTCATGTTCTTTTAGAATTCCAATAGTGATTGAATGATTTGTGAATGAACGCAAAGCATTTTTCAACATCAATTCATGTTTGTAATCATATAACAAATACTTTGGTTTCATGTTTGGAAACCTAGTTGATAGTCCGGCTGCAGGTACAATTATTTCCATAATTTATTAATCTCTCTTAATATAAATTGATTATCAAACTCACTTTTAGTGTACGGGTAAACTCTCAATAACATCAATATCAATAGATAATCATTATTCGCTTCAGGAAACACATTCAAAATTTTGGACTGAATAGAACTGATTTTGGTATCTAATTTGATATCAGTATGTCTTAAAAACCATTTGCATTGCAGGTCTTGTCTCATTTTAGCAATGTCAAATATATATGAATCATATGGACTCTGCATAGGATCAATCATATAGAATTTTCCACGAGAGTACATGATATTCTCTAATGTCAAATCACCATGATACGTGGTACATGGTAATATTTTTGGTAACTTGGATATCAATTCTTCTTTAGTGAATGGCAATGTTGTACAATCATCCATCCATTTTAACTTATCATAATACGTTTGAGTGTAATCTTTTTCCATCTTAACTGATGAAAAAGAAGTCAATGTAGACTTGATAAACTTTGTTAATTGATTTTGTATGTTATGTGTAAGGTATGTTTTTATATCCAAGCCATGAATATACTGCATATCTAAAGTTTCATCTTTGTAAGTATATATTTCAGGCAAAGAATAACCTTCACTAATCAACACTTCCATGCGTGAATAGTTTCTATCAACATTACCTATTTTTCGGACAAAGAGTTTTTCTTCATCCTTCATTAAGTAAATTTTACTACCGGAATGTCCAGATAATTCTTTTATTATTTCGGCCATTGGTCATAATCATCACGAATCAATGAATGCCATGTTCCATTATGAGCACCAGGTGGAAATGGATTATCCATATTAACATATACTAATTTTTCACCATGAAGATTATGTTTACGTAAGTTAGCTTTCATAAGGTCTTCACCATTAAACTGTGCCCCTGCATTGTAGTACTCATCTAAATTTTCATATGTAGACATATACTTCATCATTGTTTTATACGATCCAAACGCAAATTGGTCATTACCAAAATCTCTTTCGGGAACCATTCTGCAATTTGGTATGTATAATTTAGAATTGTCTAATTGTTCAAATGGTATTTTTACATTCAAAGCATAATCAGTTCTACTCTTAATAACCCAATCATATTTTGAATAACTATTACCAATTAACAACGAACACATATACATTGAATGAAACATCGATTGTGTTGTTCGAGCTGGATGTTTAATTGGATTAGCTGTCCTTGTGTATTTTACATCAGCTTCAGGATTAGGTTTACGTGGACTGTAAACATAATATGTTGGTTTATACAAGTCCTGTATTTTTTGATTATCACCTTCGGTCAAGTAAATGAAAGTATCAACATCATAATGATCCAAAAGATTCTTCTTATGATATTCATAACCTTTTTCAAAAGACCTTGGTTGGCCAAATAAACATAGTGCAATTTTCATCGTATTCTAACTGGTAAATTAAATATTTGATATGGTGTGTCTGTCATAATAAAATGACGTAACATTAACATATGTGGATTATAACTGTGATATTTGTGTATCCTTATGTTATTCTCTCCATACTTATGTTCATTTCTCAACCAATCTTCAAACTCAGGTTCAAACTGCGTTGATTGTAATCTCTCATATTCGTCATACAAAAAGAATCTTGAGGCTAATTTGAATGGAATCAATGCAAAGATATCTGACATTAGATTATAACATTCTGATTCAGGTGTTATCATAAAATTAATACTATCAAATTTAAACAAAGCATCAAATATAATATCGTAACGGCAATATACTACAACATCATATTCTTCTTTGATTAGATTAAAAGCAGCCTTACGTGCATAGTGCATTGATGCTGCACCAGCAATACGGTCTTGAATGACCAAATCTTTTTTAGGATTGGCTTCAAGAATTCTTTTTTCCATGTCAAGAAAAGTTTGTTCATGGTCACTATTCTTCTCTCTCAATATACGACCTTCAGGAACACCTAATTTATCGATAATGGATTGTAATTGTCTATCACTTTCGTCTTTATCAGTGTCAGCCCAAAGGTGACAATAAACATCCAATTCATTTATATCAATAAATTTTTTGATGTTTTCCCATGTAGTATCGAAAGTCCTATAATGACCAGAGAGTACAATACATTTCTTCATTATTTGTACCAGTACCAAACATCACATTCGGTAGTCAAAATTTCTTTACCTACTTTCGCAGCAAATTCTGTTGCAGCTTGATGCACACCAGGAATAGCTGTGAAGTCATGGCCAGAGAAAATACCACCAGGTTTCAACTTAGAATAATAGTTGAGACAATCTTTACTCAATTGGTCATATGTGTGTAAACCATCAATAAAGATAAAATCAAATTCTTCTTCTTCAAATACATCAACAGCATCATCCGATGTTTGTTTAACCAAGCTGAAACGGTTGGAAAATTTGTCCAAACGATTCATTGCATTTTCAAAAACTTCTTGTCTCTCATGCAATGGTCTACCATTCCAATCAACATAATTTTCATATGGATCAATTGATGTCAACATTAGATTTGGATGTGACTCTAACAAGAATACCGTTGTATCTCCAATGTCACAACCAATTTCCAGACCAACAGGTTTTTCAATATCTTTAATCAATTCAGCCAAACCATAACCTGAACATTTTGATTTCTGTTCGATTCTGGTTCCGAAATTAAAAACATCGTTTGTGTTAAAACTAATAATATCACTCATATTTACACCTTATAAACAAATAATTGAGACTCATCTTCTTGTCCATACTTCTGTTGAACAAACTTTTTCCATTCCGGTACACGGTCGTACTGGTGAACAATACAATACATTTCACGGTTAGCAGTCCACACAACACCATTATCAAATGTAGGTTCAGCGTCTAATAAGAAAGGTCTAAATGATTCAATCTTAGATGGATCAACCATTGTTCCTGCCTGACAAGCCCATGCGTGTTGATTACCAGCAAAGAACATTACATCATAGTATGGTTGTGTATTGATTAGTACGTTGAATACTGCTTGGTCAACAATAGGAATTGGCCTGTTGATAGCATTAGTGAAGATATTAAACACTAAGTCTTTCATATACTCAGCAGTACCACCCAATACACCAACATTGTATATTGTGTTGTTTTTAAACTGTTCATGTACATATGTGCCATACGCCTGAAATAGATTTTCATTCCCCCATGGTTCATCACAATAACGCATACCTTCAGAGCCACAAACTAATTTTTGGTTAACAATCATGTCATCACCGATAGATTGGTCTTCCATCCACTTAAATGGTGACCATTGAAAGTAAACATCTTTTACATCGGTAGTTACAACATAACGATAGTCTTGCCAAGTATTTCTCAAGTATTCGTAAATAGATAAGAACCGCAACACATGAATTGGCACATTCATGTTTGGCATATCTATGATATTAAAGCCTTGTGCTAACAACCATTTTCTTGTTTCAGGTGATGCATTACCAACA